TTTTAGACTGGTTAACTGATAGCCCAATGGATAATAAAGACTATGATACATTGCATAAAATCTACGACAAATATTTAGAAGTAGAAAACATATGGGGGTCAAGGATGAAAAAAATTAGGATTATTTGGGGCACTGAGGCAGTAAGAAAAACAGAAAAACCAATTAAAGGTTACACAGACAAAACATACACTTTTAAAACGGATGATGAATTAAATGCATTTTTAGAGGGTGTAAGTGAGGGCAACGGATGGCTAGAATATCAAACATTAGAAAAGGGGGAAAAATGGAATACGGCTCAGCAGAAATAAATATAAAAAAATCTAAAGGCATAATTAAAGTTACTCACGGCTCATGTAATTCAACGCTCGCGGAATGGGTCGCGAGCAAAGGAGACTGGAATAAAATTTGGGCCACAATAGATAAACTTGTAAAAAACAATAAAGGCAGAAGAGCGGGATGGCGTGATTTTTCGGAAGACTAGTTTAGAATAATTCTAAATAAGGTGCGACACTTTTGACCATTGTATATCTTATTTACATGGGATATGATAGGAGAATAAATGAAAAAACATAATGGAGGAAAAAATGAGATACGAACAAAAAAAGTTTGAAGGTTACACAGAGGGGCAGATGGCTAGAGAGATTTTAATGAATGCTATTGCAGAAGCTCTGGACACTGAAAACAAACATGTAAGAACAGAGTTAGAGCAAATCGGTGATGAGTACACATTAGGAAAAATGTTAAGAGTTAGAAAGCATTTAGCAAAATTAGCTCATAAAATATTTTTCAAATATGGACACAAAAAAGATTTTGATATGAGTGGATCACCACTGGTTAAAATTTTTGATGGCTATGAATGGGAAGATCCAAGATAATAAAAAATAGGAGAAAAGATGATAGCAGATCAAGAATGTAAACAAGCTTTAAAATACTTTAACACAGGCCAATGGCTTCAGTTAGAAGGATCAATTGGAAGATGGGTTAATGAATTTTTAGANTTAAAAATAATCTTACAAGATAAAAAAAATGGAACTGTCTCAATAGTTGATGGTTATGGAAGGCCCGTTACTTATAATANGGGTCATATAGATTGGGACAAAGTAAATCAAATAAATGAGGAGGAATAGACAATGATGGACATAGANACAATTGTTGCTCTCAATAAGCANGCGGGCAACAAAGCAAAAAGACATGGAATNAAACCTACAACTTTTGAGGGCCAAAACTTGAGTGTGAAAAACTTAGGGGAGATAGTAAATTTAGGAAACTATATTCCCAAAGGTTGGAAAAGGCTTAATATAAAAAAATATGTAATGAGTTGGGAATTACCTTACTCACATAAAATATTAAATAAAGGTGGTTTATTTGTCGATAGTAGCGGATTGGGACTACCAAATGAGCCCGCTCTTACTGTTGAACAATTAATTAGTTTAATGGCTAAGTTATTAAATAACAGACCATCATTAGGTTTTGGAATTATTTCAGAAGGCCAGTTTCAATTAACAATTGGAGTTTTTGAATGTCAGAATTAATTGAAATATTTTTTGGAATAATTGGGTTTGTTGTTTTGTTTATAATCCTTGTAGCTGTAATAGGCTACAAGGGTTTTTTAATGACAAAAGAAAAGGCTAGAGAACAATTTAAACAATTTCACTTAACAAAATCATTTAACAAAAACAGAGGAGAAAACAAGAATGAAGAAGTTTAAAGTTAATATAGAAGAGTTAGGNTATGAAAATATAATTGAGGCTGAAAATGAAGATGAAGCTGAAGTAGAAGCTCTTGTAGATTGTAAAATGAATTTACAGGAATATGTGACAGCGACAACAGAAGAGATAAACTNAAAGGAGAAAAAAATGAGTAACTTAAAAAAAAATTATTATGCTTATGATGATGGAATAAATGCAGATGAATTACAAGATTGCATAATACAAGAGTGTGAGAGTACGGGTTTAATTATAAGTTATGACGAAGATTTGGCAAAAGATGTAGATAGGGATCATGCTTTCATTNTAGAAAATCCATANAAGGAAAAATTAAAAACAATTCTAAATATTTGCGATACCAATGCAAAACAATGGAATGAAGTTGAACACGACCCCGCAGATGAATTTAAAAAAATATCAAAAATAATTAGGGAGGGTTTAGAAATATGAAAAGTAAAAAATATAATTATGTAACCCGAGACATGATAAAAAAAGATTGTTTTGAGGGTTTAAATTTTGCTGAAGATAATGCAGTAAAATTTGATGATCAAAACGGGGCCATAAAGGTTTTATGCTATTGCGAGACAAAAGAATTAGCTAGAGGCATAGCAGAGGCCCTGAATATTTTAGATAATCTTGAATATGATGGTATAAAAGTTCTTGCAAATAAATAATCTTATGATATCTTATGGGAGGAAAAGAGAAAATGAAATATACAATCAATGTAANTGAAGAAGATATAAAAGACGGTGAACCTGGACAATGTAATACTTGTGCAATATCTCAAGCTCTAAAAAGAACTTTTAAAGTTGATGAGGCTTATACTGAAGTTGATGGTGGAGATATTATTTTAACAGTTAATGAAAAAAAATATGAAGTTGATTACAAAAATNAAAGTGATGTTTTAGATTTTATTCATGATTTTGATCAAGTTGATGGTTGGTCAAAGGTAAAACCAATAACTTTTGAAATTATAGAGGGCCATTATGAATGATCAGACAAGACATGGAATAGATCATGTTCAATCAAAAAATAAAGCAAAAGGATATAAAGATAAAACAAAAAAATTATTTGAGGAGTGGTTAAAAAAGTGTCCAATTATTTATGACACTAAGGATGACAACTCGAATGATGAAACAGTAACAATAAATTTTAATTTAAAAGAAAGGAGGTAAATATGTTTTTAATAATAAGAGAAAAGACTTTCGCAAATAATGAAAGCGTTTTCAGTATTGCGGGGCAATATAAAACAAAAGATATTGCGGAAGAGAAAAGATCAGCATTTAAAGTGATCGAAGATAAGGGAGACGTGTTTTTTTATATTTGTGAAACACCGTTACACTTAAAAAATGAAGTCAAATAACAATGCAGGAGGAAAAGATGTCTACAAGAAGTAATGTTGCAATAATTGATCCCGCAACAAATAAATTAAAAGTAATATATGTTCATAGTGATGGGTATCCTGAGGGAGTTGGGGTGTGTTTGCATAAATTCTATAATACCTATGATAAAGTAAATGAGTTAGTAAATTTAGGTAGTGCATCATATTTAGCAGATACTTTGGATGAATGTTTTTTTTATGGAAGAGATCGAAACGAAGAAGATAATGGCCCACAAAAATTTAGAGATGAATGGATGTATTTTAATTCTATGCGGGGTGATTTCATGATTGAGTACATTTATATTTTTAAAGATAATGAATGGTACATATCAGAATGTAAATCTGTAAAAAAACCAAAAGATACATATGGTGGTGAGGGTGTTTATTATTGGACTAATCCAATACTTTTAACGAAACATAAAGAGTTTAAGGTGTCGGAAACTCCAAAACATACTGAGGTAAAAATGATATCTCAAATAGGAAAAATGTTATCCAAAAATTTTGGGGAGGATAATATTGTAAAACAAGGTTTAAAAGTAAAAAAACTAAATTAAATGAATTGGGGCAGTGGCGGGCCTCAGGCTTTACTCCAGAAGTCTATGCAAGTTCACGCTGAAAAGGGTTTTGTGTCATGTACTACCTTAAAAGCAATGTGTAATCAAATTTGTGTCCGCCACATTAAATTTTTTTTATTTCTTTAATTACTGAATTAGGTATTATAGTTGTGTTTCCAATGCTTTCAATATCTAAGCCATTTTCAGAATAAGAATAATCTCCAAAAATTCTGGTAACTCCTTTTGCTTGACTGTAAAGATGGCCTTTTGTAATGCATGTTGCGAGTTTTGATTTTTTTAGTTCTTGAAAACTTGACCATGAACTATTTGATACGATATCGTACCACTCCACGGAGACCATGGGATATCTTTCTATTTCAGTTTTAGCTCTTTTATTTAACGTTATTTTTCGTTTTGACATTAACTATTCCAGTATTTACTTTTAAATTAGAATTATGTTTTTTATTAAAAAGAAATATAAATTCTGACCAAGTTTTATTTTTGTAGCTCTTTTGTCTCTTCGGCTTCAATTTCAATGGTTTTGGCGTTGTAGCCATCAATTTTTTTTGATAATTCACTGAGTTTTTTTTCAAGTTCAACACGGCTCATTCCTTCTAAACCACTTACTTTAACTTCTCTCTTATCAACATACAAGCCCGCCAATTGGCCTGATCTATATTCAGCCTGTACAGATACGTTAAATTGTTTACTTTTCTCAGCTTCTTTAGATAAATGATCTAATCTTTTAAATCTTTTAAGTTTATCTTTTGAGAATTTATTAACTTCTTCTTCATATTTTCTGTCTAAATATTTTGCTATATGAGGATTTAACCTTCTGTTTAATAATCTTGAGGCTATAGCTGAATAGTCTTTATCATTAGCACACTCATATTTGGCCCTTTTACAGGCCTCGGCATATGTAATTTCACCCCAATTAGCAACGAGAATATCACAAAACATACGTTGCTTAGGTGTTAAATCTTTTTCGGATCTTTCAATTTTTTTAATTTGAGGCATAATTTTTTACTATATAGATTATTTTAACACATGATCAACTTTCAAAAAAGTTTAGGTTGCGTTCCCGCAAGAGGTGTCCCTAAGGGACACCATAGGGACACCATAGGGACACCATAAAAACCTACTTAAATCATTGATATTATTGCTTTATTCATCTTCAGGGACATCAGGGACACCATTTTAGACCACGGGGGTACTTTTTATTAATCAAAGGTCTGTATAATCTATATAGGGAATTTTTCTTAAAGACATTTTTAGGGTTTTGTGTTATAATTATAAAGTTTTTTATACTCATAAAAGACCTTTTGTTGGCCCGTTGTCCGTGGTTCTTTTTATCATTTATTTGTCACCACGGGCCGTGGGCCTTTTTCCGTTGTCCATTATCCGTTTTTATTGTATAAATAAGATGTGTTTATTAACACTCATTTAGTATGTAACATGCCTCTGAGGGTTTTTCTCATTTTATGCTCTCAATTAGTTAATTTTCCCTCAGGGGTAAAATTTATAAGACCACCATGACTATTTTTTTAAATTTACCTCAGAAATTTTAAACATAATTTCTCTCCTCTCACTCGAAGAATTTGCACTCCTATAATCTTTATATAATTTCCTATATTTTACCCACGATCTCTGTAATTCGGTAAACTTTATTGACCCATTTTTTACCAGTCTTATATACCGATCATGTACGTAATCAGGATCAAGGCCCGCGCACCAACAAACATTTTTAAAATTTTTACCATTATCTAATATCCAATCATGAGCATCTTTTTTAAGATAACTTTCCTGTTTAGAGCCAGATAGGGTACTTACATCTTCAAAAGCCTGCAATAATACGGCTTGAAATAATTTTTCTTCAGGGGACTTAGTCTTTTCAACCACGGTCGATGATATCCTAATGCCCAAAAGTTTTAACAAGTTTGCTGAGTAATTCACGGTGAAACATTTTAGTTTTAGGAGAGAAGGCCATTTCTAACGAAAAATTGTAATCATCAAGAACCATGTCAATATACTCGCTTTTTTCAGGGCCCTCTAAATCACGGCAAAAATCAATATGAGGTTTTTTCTTAAAAAATATTTCCATTTACATCATGCGGAGGGGAAAAGATGATATGGATGATAGCCTCCGCACGAGTAATTTCACGAATGAAATTTGTCAAAAACTTATAAATCATATTCAAATAACCAACCTCTAAAGTTAAATTAATTTAAATTTTCGTTTTTAGTGAAGATAAAGAGTTTAACCCCTCTTTTTCATTTAGGTGGTTAGGAATACGATTAATTAATAAATATAGGATAAAATTTTATAATGCAACTGATTTTTTTGGTACAATTTAACTGAAAAATCACATAAGGGGTTGAGGGCGGTTAGGTTCCCGATTACTAATCGCTCTCAAATAAGGCCCAGTCTCCCAGGCCTTATTTTGCCGATCAGCTATTTACCGTTCAAGAGTTTCTTTCCTTGACTAAGTAAATTCTCTCTAGTTTTATCGTACGATGAGTTGTTCTTTTTAGAAATTTTTTTCACTTCATCATCCACAATTTTTGCAATCATAGATGCGGGCTTTCTAAAACCATGACTACCCATTGCACGTAAAATGCAATAGGTATCAATGTCAACAGCGCACGATTTCCATTTGTTGATGTCCATCTTCTTTCCTTTACTTGTTTTCGTCTTCTCTATCTTGATATTCACGATCTAAAAAATATCTCGTGAAATTTATTTTGTTATGAACATTTCCGTTATAAACTTTATCAAATACTCTGATAAAATCCTCAGTGTTTGTTCCCCTCAATAACAAAGCAGATTTTGTTTTAAGAGCAGTTTTAAAACGTTCCCACTTAAATTTAGGATGTTCTGATATTACCAAGTATGCAGTAATAAAAGGTCTCGTCAAATTTATATTGAAATTATTTTTCATATACATCAACGATGAACCTACATCATTACATCTTTGAAGAGTTTTAATTTTAAACTTACCTTGTTTAAAATCATTTCTTGTTTCTCTCCACATTGAATAACCACCGGCAAGAATAAATACTGCGCATTCTAATGGTAAAGAATATTGCTTAGTCATTGCTTTAACTATGCTATAATCTTTTTTCCCATTTTCAATATGAAAATTTAAGTAAGCAGTCATGGGCCAATTTTTTCTATTGGCGTTCATAATTGCAACATCGAATTCATTTTCGAATTTGCCTCTTATATATCTGACTGGTTTACCCAACTCTTTTCGAGCTTGTAAAGTATGTTGACCATCAACAACTTCATCATTCTCGTTTATAAAGATAGGAAGATCTAAATCTTTTCTCTTCATCTCCCTAACTAGTCTCTGCACGTGCGCTTCATCAATCGCACGATTTCCTTTTACAGTTTTAAACATACTGTAATCACGTGTAACATAAATTATGTTACTTTCGCTTTTTTTGGTTTTTGACATTATACCTCACTCGTGTTTTTTGCATCAATTTCACTATGGACTAAATCAGATGCTGTCCAATCGTTTAATGGATAGACAGCTTGACCATCAAGGACTAGCGGAACTTTTGCAAGTTTTTTTATTTGATCTTTAAAATGATAGTCGGAAGCCTCCATTGGCTGACCATCAATTGTTAAACTTTGAGTTTCAGAAAGCACCTCGTCCATTTCTTTAACCCAACTATTAAAAGCATGAGATTTAGATTTTATACTCATAACCTCCTTTGCTGTTAATTTTGACATATATCTTTTTCATCTTTTCCATGATACCCTCTAAGTAATTTTAATTTTTAATATAAACATTTTAATGGGATATGCAACAAAAAAATATTATAGGATAATATAGGAATTTTATGAAATTTGTTTTAGTAATGTATGTTTGTTCTATTCTTTCTCAATCATGTGATAATGGAAGAATTCCATCGCTTGAGTTTCAATCTCATAAAGAATGCTCATTAATGGGCTATAAATTAGCATATATGAGTGTATTTGAGATGGAGGATAGAAAAGTAAATATTGAAAAAATTGCCGTAAAATTTGAGTGTAGACAGGTAAATGTTTTTGAAGATCTAATAGTTCCTAAGAAAAAACCCAAAGTAGGCGCATAGTTGCAATCTAGTCACAATTTGATATATAATAATACATGAAACTGTATCGCGTCCAAGCAAAATATAAGGGGATATTACTTGATGAGATGCTTGAGGCTAAGAGTGATGCGGAGGCTCTTGACACGTTTGCTACGAAAGTTGAGTCAGGAGACGTAATTGAAAAAGAGGGTGGAGGATTTGTTGATCCAAACCGTCTTTATATAACTTTCGAGGAGGTAGACAGGGATGTGCTTACAAAAACTGGTGTCGGAGAAACTACAGTTGGAGTCAAAATGGGCAAACCAAGCGTTGCAACAGGGCCGAGTAACAACTGATATGAAATGGATAGACATCAAAATTAAGGATCTTAGAAAACAAATCAACGATCAAAGCGTTGAGGATGCAAAAAAAGATCTTTTAGACATAGCTAGCTAGACTAGCAAATTATTTCAATTTATTTCANAGGGGACNTGTCTGCCCAAAAAAACAAAAACCCATCAAATCCCAGAAAGCTGCGAATTGTCGCACCAAAAATGAAACACCCTAAAATTTCATCGCTCTAGAATTNAATAAAATTTTTTTTTCGCAAAAAAGTGAAAAATCAAAAATGCTATAATAGGAGATAAAAAGTTTTTTTATAAATTTTTTATTAGCTATTAAACATCGTGAATATGATCCGGCTTAACAACAGGAGTAACTATGAGTGAAAAAACCATAAGTCAAACTTTAACAAAGTTAGACTCAATGATGGCTACGTTAGATGTTAAATTTAACACCGCCAAAAAATATAATGATTGCAATTCAACATTGCCAAGTGTCCTTCCGTATATAACTAGGGATGAAGCTCAAAGGGCCTACCGCCTTTTGACAAGAAAGTTTGGAAGAAAACAAACTAGACATCCCTTTAAAGATAAATGGTTGAATAGAAAAATGCCTATTCAAATTTATGCTAAGGAACCGAGAAGATGTTGGATCTGTTTATCTGGTGATCCATCCACTTTGCATAATGGATGGAGAAGGTTAATCCATGATGTATCACATATGGTACATAAATGGTTAAGACCTAGAATGAACCACCATTGCTATCAACAGGCTGAATTGGAATTGGACATGATAAAATTTGTTCAAGCCAAAGGTTGGTTGAATGGTACACTTAAGAAAAAAACAATTGTTCTCACACCCGAAGAAAAAAAGCAAAAGAAAATAAAACATTTGGAAGCTTTGATAAAAAAGTGGGAACGAAAAAGTAAAACAACTTTAACTTATTTAAAGAAATATAAAACTAAGTTAAAGAGATTAAATAAATAATAATTGCCGGATCATGTTCACAAAATTATAAGGAAAAGATATGACTTTTGAATGGAAGCACCCGAACTATTATAAAGAATTAAAAGAATTAAAAAAAGAACTAGAGGAAAAAGAGTTAAAAGAAGAAGAGGAGAGCGAAGATGATGAAAAAAATGATTAATTATTCCTTGGCTTCACCCCAACTTTTCCCAGTTGCTACATCAACTGTAAAAGGCACCTTAAGATTTTCAATTGCATTTTCCATTTTNTCTTTAACTATTTTAATATCNTTATCAGATCCAACTGAAAAACATAATTCATCATGAATTTGTAAAATAGGTAGTTGCCCCGCTTTGTGGCAATCTATCATAGCTTGTTTTGTTTGGTCAGCCGCGGATCCTTGTATTAATCTATTTAAAGCTTTGTAAGTAAATGCTCTTCTTATGTTATTTCCATAAATTGCCTTAGCCTCCTCATATTGCATAGCTTTGTTCATTCCGAAGGTAGATGGCTCCCACATGTCAAATCGGCATTTACGACCCCTTATTGTGCGAATAAAGCCGTATTTTGATGCACTATTAGTAACCTCATTAGCTAATTTTTTAACGAATGGTACTCTATCGTTGTATTTAATTAATAATCTTTCAGCATTCTCTTTATCTATACCTAATTCTTTTGATAATTTTGCTTTTCCCATGCCATAAAATAATCCTAAATTAATTGTTTTAGCTTGTGTTCTTGATATACCCGCCATATCAGCCACNAGTTGATGGAAATCAGCCTCTTCATTTTGGTAAGATTTAATAAAATCATCTGCACCTGTAAATTTTTCGTTTACGGAGGCCGCGTAATGAGCAACTAAACGAGGCTCTTGTTGAGAGTAATCAAAACTACCCCATTGTCTACCCTCTTCGGGTAAAAATAAACTTCTTATCTTATCTCCAAACTCTTTATTACGAGCGGGAATTTGTTGAAGATTTGGATTTGAATAGGATAATCTTCCTGAAACAGTTCCTCCCTGATCAGATCTTAGTTGATTTATTTCTGAATGTATTCTACCTTTATGAACATAACGTTGAATTGAGTCTATAAATGTTGAATGGAATTTATTTATTTCTCTTGCTTGTCTTATTAGTTGCGCTATCGGGTTACTACAATTCACTAGCCAGTTTTGGGTAAAACTAGGTTCATCGCTTTTCGGTGTCCGTGGGTAGTCAACACCTAATCTATCAAAAACCTGAGCCACAGATCTTGCGGCCCAAATGTCTACATCAATAGTTGTTTCTTTTTTAATTTTAGAAAGTAATTCAATCTCTTTTGTTTTAAATTCTTTTTTAAGTTTATAAGCTTTCTCTTCATCTATCCTTATTCCNGTTCTTCTCATTTCAATTAGTATCGGGAGTAATTCCATCTCCATGTCCCAAACATCATTTAAACTTTGCTTTGAGATCTCAGATTTTAACCTTTGCCAAAGCTTGAGGGTTAGCCCTGCATCTTGCTCAGCATAGAAGCCTACGTAGCCCGCAGGCAGTCTCCAGAGATCAGCNTTAGGGTCAATTCCCCATTCTTTAGCTTTTTCGTTTAAAAAAGTTTCATTCTTAATTTCACCTAAATAGTCTTTAGCGCATGAATTCAAACTGAAACTAAATCTATTTTCATTTACAATAGCGGCCGCAATCATAGTATCTACTATTGGGCCATTTATTTCAAAACCATTAATTAACAACCAACCTACGTCATAACTAGCATTATGAAATATTTTAGTGGCTGGAGTTTTTAAAACATTTTGCATCCAAGCTGTAGTAATACCCAAATCCATATTCCCTCCTGCATCATGTTGAACAGGAAAATACCATTGTTGATCAAAAGCTGCTACAGCGAAACCAACTATGGCACCATCAAAAGTAGCCCACCCTGAGCCTTTTGTTTTTATATTTGGATCTTTTGTTTCTAAGTCTATTGCAATTTCTTTTGCATTAGACAAATCAGGATATTCAGCAGGACAAGTCCAGTCCGAATCATTATAAATAAAATTTAATTGATGAGTCATTTAATAATAAAATAAGTTATAACAGCAGCAATTGTTATTGCAACTATTC